AAGCTTAGTTCGCTCCAGGAGTTTTTGAAGAGGAGTAACTTTACACAGTACACCCGCGGTCAGATTACTGAACGTTTGAAGGAGATGAACGGTGGTGGGAACTGCGACAAGGTCTACAACTTCAGGGACAACAACGAAAACTGGAAGGCTGTGCGCGTCTGGTTTGTGCCAGAGATGAGCCGCGGCGAAGTCGATTTACCAGATGTAATTTTTGATCCAGAGGAGCCACCGTTTTGATGCATGAGACTATTTTAGGACCGCCGGGAACGGGGAAGACCCAGACCAACTCAAACAAGATTCGGGATTGCATTGAACAGGGGATACCGCCTGATCGTATCGCGTGTGTCTCTTTTACGCGGAAGGCAGCACAGGAGAGCCGCGACCGGGTTAGCCGGGATTGGGGCATTGAAGAAAGAGATATGCCGTATTTCCAGACGTTGCATTCGATGGCGTTTCGCGCGGGGGGATACCGTTCCGACGAGGTCATAGGCCTCAAGGACATGAAAGAAGTCGGGCAAGAGGTCGGGATACCCTTTGGCAGAGGACGTTCCGCCTTTACGGAGTCCGACTTTGACACGTTGGGGCCATCCAAGGGCGACTTTTACATGAGCCAGTACCACCTGGCCCGCAGTAAGTGCATCGACCTTGAGGAGATGCATCGGCAACTGGCGGATTACAATGTAAACTGGTCGGAACTGAAGCGCCTTGTCCGGGCCTATGAGAATTACAAGAGTGTCCGGGGGAAGATAGATTTCACCGACATGATCGAAAATTTTGTGCAGTCGGATTCGTGCCCGGATATTGATGCTTTGTTTGTCGATGAGGCGCAGGATTTGTCTACCCTTCAATGGTCCATGGTCGGTGTACTTAGGAAACAGCCTCGCATACAGGTTTTTACGGGGGATGATGACCAGGCTATAATGGGGTTCCAAGGCGCCGATGTCGGCGCGTTTCTTTCCGCGACAGAGAAGAAGACAGTCTTGGATCAATCCTATCGATTGCCTGTGTCGGTATGGCGTCAAGCCCAGCAAATTGTTAACCGGATCAGGGACCGCGCTCCCAAGGATTGGCGGCCCAAGGCCGAAGAGGGATCTGTTCGCTACCATCATCACATCTGGGATGTCCCGATACATGAGGGCGAGTGGTGCGTAATGGCCAGGACGAACCGGCTTGCGAACGATATTGCTACAACATTGCGCGAAGAGGGTTGGGTATATAGCCGAAACGGCCATCCCAGCATTCCGCTCAAGACTTACGAGGCTATCGAAGATTGGGAGAGTTGGTCCCAAGGCCGCGCGCTGACGGCTGAGAAGGTTCGCAACGTCTACTCATTCCTAAAACCTGATGAAGGCCACCGTAGGGGCTTCGGAGCGCGTTCCAAGCCTCTTCTGGGCATATCTTCGGATGGTTTCGTGAGTATGTCGGAAGCCCAAGACAAGTTTGGATTGATCCAGAATGGGTCATCCCGTTGGCACCAAGCCCTTTCCAGAATTGATCTGGATACGAAGAATTACGTTTTGAACGCACTCCGCCGCAAAGACAATGTACGAAACCCGCGGATAAAGATTTCCACGATACATTCGATGAAGGGGGGCGAAGCTGACAACATAGTACTGGTTCCAGATTTGTCCTACGCCGCGCATAAATCGTATCAGCGTGACCCTGCTATTGAACATCGGGTTTTTTACGTGGGTGCTACTAGAGCCAAGAAGTCCCTCCACGTTATCATGCCGCAGACGAGATGGAGTTACGATATATGACGCCCGTTGAAATACTGGAAACAGCTGCGGGTCTTGTGGGGGGAGATCGCGCAAAACAACATGGGGATTACAGGCTTCTGCATCGACGGGTGGCCGATTTGTGGTCGGCATATTTAAAGACTGACTTAGGGCCAGAGAACGTTGCCTTTATGATGGTTTTGCTTAAAGTCGTGCGGGACGAAATGGGAGATCACAATCCAGACGATGGGGTAGATGCATCCGCGTATACGGCGTTGTGGGCAGCACTAACGAAAGATAAGAATGCGTGAGGATCTTTTTAACGAAACCGTTTGGTTTCCGCCGGAACATCTTCCAGACCTGTCTGGGGAGAAGATAGTTGCCGTTGATGTAGAGACAAAAGATCCGAACCTACGAGACTTGGGGCCGGGGTGGATGAGAAACGATGGCAACCTGATTGGTGTGTCCGTTGCCGCTTCTGGGTGGAGTGCCTACCTGCCCATCGCCCACGAGGGTGGGGGTAATATGGCGAAGGATCTTGTACTTAGATGGCTCCAAGACCAACTAAACCACGGCATGGACGTGGTGTTTCACAACGCCCAATACGATTTGGGGTGGCTTTTGAGCGAGGGCGTGGAGGTCAAGGGTCGAATACTCGATACCATGATCGCTGCGCCTTTGCTTGATGAGAACCGTTTTAGTTACTCATTGAATGCGCTTGGGGCGACCTACCTTGGTCAGCGGAAGGCGGAAGAGGATCTCCGTAGGGCGGCCAACCAGCATGGGGTCGATGCCAAGGCGGAAATGTGGAAGTTGCCCGCAGAGAGGGTTGCTCATTACGCTGAAATGGACGCGACCCTCACACTTAACCTGTGGGAAGTCTTGCACCGGAAATTGATGGAGGATGATTGCGGCCGCATACTGGACATGGAGCTCTCGCTGCTGCCCATGGTTTTTGAGATGAAGCGCAGAGGCGTCAGGGTCGATGTAGAAAAGGCGGAGATGACCAAGAAGCGTCTGCAAGAGAAGGAAGATGATCTCCTCAAAAAGGTCTACGATGAGACCAATGTTGAGCTTCATCCGTGGAACGCAAAATCCCTAGCCGCAGTTTTTGAAAAGCTAGGCTTGAGTTATGAAAAAACAGAAAAGTCGAAAGCCCCAAGCTTTACGAAACACTTCTTGAAGAACCATGACCACCCCGTCGCCAAGAAAATTCTTGAGATCCGGGAGTACAACAAAGCGAATACTACGTTCGTTGACACTATTCTTAATCATCAGCATAACGGTCGTATTCACTGCCAGTTTAACCAGTTGCGCTCCGATGAAGGTGGTACTGTGTCTGGACGATTCTCGTCGAGCCATCCTAATTTACAGCAAGTTCCCTCTAGGCATCCAGAAATCAAAGCACTTATTCGAGGTCTTTTTCTGCCAGAAGAAGGTTGTCGGTGGGGGAGCTTCGACTACAGCGCCCAAGAACCACGGTGGATGATGCATTACGCATCGTTAACGCCATCGACCAAGGACAATGAGAAAGTTACAGAGATCGTATCGCAGTACCAATCGGACGACATTGACTTTCACCAGTTGGTCGCGGATATGGCCGGCGTTGAGCGGAACCTGGCCAAAACAATCAACCTTGGAATTATGTACGGCATGGGCACCGGCAAACTGGCGCAGACCCTTGGGGATATTCCCTTTGATGAAGCCAAGACGTTACGGAATGAGTATGACGAAAAGGTTCCTTTTATTCGTGCGTTAGCGTCTGCCGTCATGAATGCTGCCTCAAAACGGTCTGAAATCAAGACCATGTTGGGGCGCAAGTGCCGCTTTCCCATGCGGGAGCTCAAAGGCTATTCCAAAGAAATGAAGAAGTCTATTCACGTTGATAAACTGGAAGAGCAGTGGCGCGACATCCTGGAAACACCCGAAGACCAGAGAGACAGGAATTGGCGCAGTATGAACCCGGTGAAGTATCAGGTCGCTTTTGTGTACAAGGCGCTCAATCGATTGATCCAGGCTTCGGCGGCAGACCAGACGAAGCAGGCTATGAAGGACTGCATGGACAGTGGACATTGGCCCATGCTTACCGTTCATGACGAGCTTTGCTTTTCGATTGAGAGTGACGAGCAGGTGGCGGAGATTAAAAGCCTGATGGAGAACTGTGTTCCCACACTGACAATCCCGTCAAAGGTAGATGTGGGTCTTGGAGAGAACTGGGGATTGGCTAAATAGTATTAGGTCGATCTAAGATAATTTAAATAGTCCCGAGCTAATCTAAGATCCTCAAACACACGTATAAAACCAGGATTGCTTTCTTCTACCCTTGGATCAATGACCACTGACATGGTCGCGCCGTCGTCCTGACCTCCAAACTGATGCCTGCTCGCATAATCGTCCACGTACTTATACCCCCGGGTCTTTATCAAATGCGTCGATAATTTTGTATCCACATCCTCCGTTACAAAATAACCCCACTCGTGATAGTGACCCTGACCCAGTACCCGGATAGGTAATGACGCAAACTTGCTGGCACGCATGGGACCGTGAAGTATGTTGTATATACTGGTTCCTTTCATGCTGTGCGCCAACCATGTGGGGCACTTCTTGCCGTTAGGAAAAGCAATGTTGAATTTTGCCTGCCAGTCGAACACATGTACCGTATTCTTTAACATCTGTTTTATAGCATAAGCATGTTCCGCACTCATGGTGTCGTGATTGCCCAGCAAACATAAAAGGTACTTCACGCCGCTCTCAACCATGAGCCACTCAACAAGACGATAAGCCGTTGTTCTGCTGCTATCCTGTTCCGCCCACAGTCTTATTAATCTACCAGCCCACGCATTGCTAGCATCGCCCATTTGAACGCAGTACATTCCAGGGGTTGACGCCATTATTTCGCAGTCTTCACGCAACAAGGGCCAGTTACACCCGTTATCGTCCACGTGCGGATCGCCCATCAAACACAAAGCCATGGGCTTGTTGTCAGGCATGTCTATATCAAACCACTCCCGCGCCTTGTGGTGAGCGTGCTGCTTCTTGAACCGCTCAGACATGTGGTCGATAATGCTTTCAATAGGAACGTCATCTGCACCAAAATCCGGAAGAAGAGGAGGGGGGTTGTTTTGACCAGCGGCCAAGGACTGTTTTCGCGCCTGCATTATCCGGGACCGAAGCGTGCTTTCTGCGACGTTCAAAGCACGGGCGGCCGCGGCGACAGACTCGTGACGCGCCACCGCGTCCAAACACTCTTGTAAAATGGTTCTATCTAAAGGCTTGGCAGCCATTATGTGCCTTTAGGGGGTGTTTTTGGGTCGCGGGGGGTCCAACCTTGACCGGCAGACGCAACGCAGGAACGACCGCTTGCGTCGGTTATGACGATGGTCCATGAGCCGTTTTTCGATACAAATACTTCAATGAGCCTGTTGTAATCCGCCAATCCGTTAGCTGTTAATACTTCCTGCCACCTGTCCCACAGCCTTTGAACAACTTCCTCCCGTTTTGCACATATGTCTTGCGCGGCGGCAGTAGACATTGCTACAAAAAGCATAACACTAAACACTAAAGGTTTCATACCATTAACTAAAACTGCCTAAAACAGAACCGTGCCCCCCAATTCCACTAGACAATTTTGACCTAACATAATCTTGAAGAGCGCCTGCGCCTGTTTTCAAGGACGCAATCCCCCCCATTTGAAATGGTGTAAGATTCGACAAACTCAACTTTGACCTAACGTAATCTGGGAGCGCGTTGGCTCCAAGCCGTAATGACGCAACACCTCCCCCTTGAGAACCTGTGTCAACGAAACCGCCGAGATGCCATACATCCGCCTCTGGGTCGCCGCCACCGGGAGGGCCGCCGGTGTCATCGGTGGACATTTCTGCCGCCATTTCCGTATCTACAACGTCAAATCCAACGGCTGCTGCTGCTGCGTTAGCCGCCGCTACTGCGGCGTCTTCGTTGGCACCTACTGACGTATCATCTGCGCCGGCAGGGCCGCCGATGCCGGTAAACTGTCCCAGTGGGTCAATCCCAAACTGGGCCAAATCCGGTTCTTCTTCTTCCATATAATGGCGCGCTACCATAAACGGGAAGGCCACAGGTGCGAGTGCTGGGAATGCAAGCCCAAACCCCGTGAAGACCGCGTTCGCCACGTCGAAAGAGGTTTTGCTTACCGGATCAAGCGGTTCACTGTGGGAATCCGGGTCGCCGTCAAAGTCGGACAACAAACCCCGTGCCGCCCGATTGGTGACCAAGGGGGTGGGGTCTTGGTAAATACCGCCAGTGCTAAATCCTAGAGGTATACCAGCAATGCCTCTGGTCAAACCTTCAGGCATTACTCCAACGAGCCCCATGTCTTACCGTCAAAGGCAACGGCGCTGCGCCTGTTCTTTTGTTCGCTCCGGTAACTGCAATGAACCCAACCAGAGTGAGGTTCTCCCTCCTTGTAAAACTCCAAAATTATCTGATCGAAGTCGCAGTTGTCGCGAACCCAGAGCGCGGTTTCCTTGTTGCGAACCCCAAGCACTTCAAAGTCTACCGCTTCGCCCGCCACATGTTGCGACTTGTCGGACGAACCAATCTCCCTGTTAAGAGCCAAACACCGAAAGCCACTGTTAGGGGAAAACGGAACACCGTAGTGGTTACGAACCGGCTCAAGAATGTTCTCACAGACCAAGACCAGTTTCTCAATGACCGTGGCCCGCGGTTCATTGTTGATGCCCATACGAGCAGCAGTACTCGACTTGGTTAACTCTGCCAAGCTGAAGTGTTCCGAGAGTTGCATTATCGACCGCCTAGCAACGCTTGTTCAGCCTGTACGC